CAACTACCATACACAGCGAGTAATGCCCAGGCTTGTTTCTGAGAAAACGGACATCCAATTGCAAGCAAAAGTTAGTACCGGTACTGCGGCTTTGACAGTTTCGCAAGAAGGTTACTTGATCGCTAACGGGAATTAATCATGGCTAAATCTCCAGCTTGGCAACGCAAGGAGGGGAAGAACCCGAACGGGGGGCTAAACGCCAAGGGGCGGGCTTCTGCAAAGAAAGAAGGGCACAACCTAAAACCGCCTCAACCAGAGGGGGGATCAAGGAGAGACTCCTTTTGCGCAAGGATGAGTGGCATGAAGAAAAAGTTAACATCCTCGAAAACAGCGAGCGACCCAGACAGCCGGATTAATAAAAGTTTAAGAGCTTGGAATTGTGCAGAAGGTGGATATATAAAAACAGCAGATGGTATTGCTGAACGGGGTCATACTAAAGGAAAATTTATATAATGGATACACATGATGCAAAAACAATGACAGATGGAGCAGCCGTAGTTATAGGACTGGGCGGTTTTATGTCATGGTTTCCACCTATTGTTGCATTGATTGGTGGTTTACTTACAATTGTTTGGATGACCATCAGGATTTGGGAAACAGATACTGTTCAAAGATGGGTAAATAAAAATGCCAAGCAGCAGTAAAAAACAACATAATTTCATGGAAGCGGTGGCCCACAATCCATCGTTCGCCAAGAAAGTAGGGGTCCCTCAATCCGTGGGTAAAGACTTTAATCAGGCTGACAAAGGTAAGAAATTTGCAAAGGGTGGCGTGCCACGCCCAGAGTTAGAAGGTGTTAACAAAGCAAAGACTGCGCACGGTGCTTTGCAACTATTTTCAAAAGGCGGAAATATGAAAAAAATGATGAAAAAAATGTCTAGTGGTGGAGACACTTCTATGTCAAACAAAAGCAAAGAAAGCAAAGGCATAACCAAAGAAACTATGGCTAAAGTTCGCACTGCAGCCCCTAGCAAAGATGGTATTGCTGAACGTGGTAAAACTCGCGCTATGATGCCTAAAATGTCTGGTAGCACAACCGGCATGAAAAAAGGCGGCATGGCTAAAATGAAAAAATAAGGAACTGTTATGAAAATGGATCACCCCCCTTTAATGAACGAAATGACACCTGCTCACATGCACAATGTTGACCATGTTAAGAAGCACTACTCTGAAGGCGGACACATGCACCACCAAGAGCATGTCAGCAAGACGCACGGCAGCGACGGTCACAAGATGCACCACGAGCATGTTAAAGCCATGTGTGGTGGCGGGATGACTAAAAAATGATAGCAAGTCGGGGCATGGGAGCGGTTGCTTCCTCCAAAATGCCTAAAGGTGTGACCAAAGCTCGTCGCGACGATACGGACTTTCAAGAGTTCAAGAAAGGCGGCAAGATTGGTCTTTATGCCAACATCAACGCTAAGCGTAAGCGCGGCGAGAAGATGCGCAAGCCTGGTGACCCAGGTGCTCCGACCAAACAAGACTTCATCAATTCAGCTAAAACTGCTAAAGGTAAAAAATGAGCTTACTTAAAAAACTCGAAGACGAAGCGCACTTGCTATTACAAGAGCTTCAACAGCACGTCATCAACCAAGTATCTAGAGGCAACAAGATTAATCCTAAGTTGCAAGAGTTGCTTAACCATTTAGAAGACCATGTCAATCCTCCTGTGGCTGAGGTGGCTGCTGATCCTACTCCTGCTCCTGTTGAAGCTGCTCCAGTGGTTGCGGCAACATCTGTAGAAGACGCCCCTCAAACAGTCGCGCAAACACAATCTGCGGCTAACAAGGCTAACTAATCATGGCTGAAAAATTTATACAAAAAGCAATTAAAAAACCAGGAGCACTTCGTGAAGAATTGGGTATTAAGGCGGGCAAAACAATACCACCTAAGAAACTTGCTGCAGCTGCTAAAAAGCCGGGCAAGCTTGGTCAACGTGCTAGATTTGCTGAAACGCTCAAAGGTATGAAGAAAAAATGACCATCTCCACGCTCAATTCAATGACGTCCGGTACGGCGTCGTTTAACCTCAATCTCACCGAAGCGTGCGAAGAGGCGTATGAGCGTGCGGGGTATGAAATGCGTTCAGGCTATGACCTGCGAACTGCGCGTAGGTCACTTAACTTGTTATTTGCGGACTGGGCGAACCGTGGTATTAACATGTGGACAATTGAGCAAGGTACGATTACTTTGCAACAAGGACTAAATACATACGCGTTGCCCAATGACACAGTGGATCTTTTAGATCACGTTATTAGAACAAACCCTAACAACACATCCACTCAAGCAGACTTAACGATTACGCGTATCAGCGTCTCTACTTACGCAACTGTTCCAAACAAACTTAATCAAGCGCGCCCCATTCAAGTGTGGGTTCAGCGTTTGGACGGACAGATTTATCCAACGGGCTTCACCGTTGCCAGTGTTGTTAACCCAACAGACACAACTATTACGTTGACTTCTACAGCAAATTTAGCGACTGCTGGGTTTGTTAATTTGGTAAATGGAACAGTCACCGAAACAATCTACTACAACAACATATCAGGGAATACCCTTGGTAATTGTTTTAGAGGGCAAAATGGTACAACAGCTGCGCAGTTTCCTGTAGGTTCTGTAGTTAACGTTCCCAATCTTCCAGCTGTTACAGTTTGGCCTACACCAGACGGAGTACAGACGTATCAATTCGTGTACTGGCGCATGCGCAGGACGCAGGACGCGTCTCAGTACGGTAATAACGTCATGGATGTACCATTCAGGTTTATTCCGGCTATGATTGCGGGGCTTGCCTATTATGTTGCGCTCAAAGTGCCAGACGGCATGAACCGTTTACAAATTCTTAAACAACAATACGACGAGTTCTGGGAACTTGCTGCGTACGAAGATCATGAGAAGGCTGCCCTACGCCTAGTGCCAAGGCAGATGTTCATAGGTGGCGGTTTTTAAATGGGTAATCGGTTTTCATCAGGCAAGAACTCAATTGCCGAGTGTGATCGGTGTGGGTTTCAATTCAAACTGCGTGAACTTAAAAAAGAAGTCATCAAGACCAAAACGTATGACCTCAAAGTTTGCCCGCAGTGTTGGGATCCAGATCAGCCACAGTTGCAGCTTGGTATGTACCCGGTTGATGACCCACAGGGCGTTAGAGATCCAAGACCAGATACAACTTACATCACGTCTGGTCGTAACGGTTTGCAGGTACAACAAGGAAACAGTTCCAGTGTTTTGCAAAATGGTGAGAATGAAGGAGGTAGCCGAATTATTCAATGGGGGTGGAATCCTGTTGGTGGTTCGGAATTTTTTGATGCAGCCCTTACGCCAAACAATTTGGCTTTGACCGTTGCAATTGGTACAGTTACAATCGTTACAACGTAGGAGTTTATAATGGCTAATAAAGAAATGGACAAAGATCTTGCTCAAGACAAAAAAATGATCAAGAAAGCTTTTGGCATGCACGACAAACAGTTGCATGAAAACAAAAAAACAAACCTAACAAAGCTTAAAAAAGGCGGAGTAACAGGTCAAGCCATGCGCGCAGTTGGTCGCAATATGGCACGTGCCAACAACCAAAGGGGCAAGTAATGGCTAATTTCAGCATGAAAAAGGGCGGTAAAGAAGTAGGTCCTGCATCTACTTATGCCGCTCCACATACTTCTGGCGGTAAAATGTTGGAAGAAAAAGACATCGGGTTTTCTGTTGAGATGCCAACACGTAAAAACTGGACACCTCTAAACGGAAGCGTTTCTATTGGGCACAATGACATGGTTGAGTCTACCGGTATTGAGACACGTGGTAATGGTTGTGCTACTAAAGGAAGAATTGCTAGGGGACCAATGGCGTGACATACACTGAGCTTGTAACTGCAATTCAGTCTTACACGGAGAATCAATTCCCCGCCGTATATCTTGCTGATGGAACACAGGAATCTAGCACTTCGCAGATTAACCGTTTCATCGAGCAGGCTGAACAACGCATTTACAACACGATACAGTTCCCAAGCCTGCGTGCAAATAAGATAGGAACACTTACGGCGGGCAATTCATATTTGTCTTGCCCTGATGATTTTTTATCGGTTTATTCGCTTGCGGTTATTAATAACGGGACATACACATATCTAATTAACAAAGATGTTAATTTTATCCGTGAAGCATTCCCGACTGTATCAGCTGCATATTATCAGCAACCACAGTATTACGCGCTTTTTGGGCCAAGATACGGTAATGTAGCTGAACTTAGTTTTATTATTGGTCCAACACCAGACCAGTCTTATCCTGTAGAACTGCACTATTACTATTATCCTCCCACTATTATTCAAGGCGCCATTTCTGCAATTACAATAACTGCCGGTGGAACAGGGTATACCAATGGCACATACTACGATGTTCCTTTAACGGGCGGAAATGGAAATTCGGCAACTGCTACCATTACGGTAGCGGGCACAGCCGTTACAAGCATTACTCCAACAACCGGAGGGGCGTTATATTCTGTTGGTGATTCACTTACAGCACCGAATGCGTATATTGGTAGCGGTGGGTCTAATTTTACAGCGTCTGTTAGCGCCGTAACAAATACAACAGGAACCACATGGCTTGGGGATAATTACGATTCTGTTTTGTTGTATGGCGCTTTAGTGGAAGCGTATACGTTTATGAAGGGCGAAGCCGATATTATTACGCTCTATGATACTAAGTACAAAGAAGCACTTGCAGAAGCCAAACGTTTAGGTGATGGCCTTGAGAGACAAGACGCATACAGGTCTGGTCAGTATCGTCAGAAGGTTACATAAAATGGCATTTACTGGCAACTGGGCGTGTGATGTATTTAAGACCGGCATGATGAACGGGGTGTATAACTTTACATCCGGTAACTTCTATATCGCGCTTTACACCAATTCCGCCACACTTAACCAAACCACACAAACTTACACCAATGCGGGTGAAATTAGTGGTGGCAGTTATACAGCAGGCGGTCAATTACTTGTTGTCAATCAACTTCCAACAACAGGATCAAGTGGAGACACGGCTTATGTATCTTTTGCCAACGCGGTTTGGACAGGATCTATAAGTGCAAGAGGTGCTTTGGTATATCTAAATAACGGTACAACAAACCCCGCAGTTTTTGTTTTAGATTTTGGTGCGTCTAAAACGTCTAATGCCACATTCACAGTTCAATTTCCCGCCGCCACAAACACATCAGCGATTATTCGCATTTCTTAAGGAACTAATATGACTAACGAAAAATCAGGATTTGGAGACAACGCAATAGCGACACTACAGACCAACGCTAAAGTACCAGAGGGTATGGGCATTGAGGGCTGGTACCATGTTGTGTGCCGAGATGCACAGGGTAATCTAAAGTGGGAAGAAGAGTTTCCTAACTTAGTGGTAGCTGTAGGTAAGCAGTTGATGCTTGACACTTTGCTTAGAACTTCAGGAACTTATACGACTGTTGGGCCTTTCCTTGGTTTACTTAATGCAAGTATCACTGCCGCAGCAACAGACACGATGAGCACGATTGTGCCTTCTAAAGAGTTTGTCAACTACACGGTTGGCGGTTCAGCAGTGCGCGGTACAGCAGTTTTTGCTGCGTCTACAAGTACAGGTTCTACACCTTCTAACGTTACATCAAGTACAGCTACAGCAATTACTTACACAATCACAAGTACAGGCGGTACGGTGTATGGTTGCTTCTTGGTTACAGGCACTGGCGCGGTCAACACACAACTCAGCACTGCGGGTACTTTGTATTCTGAAGGAAACTTTGGTACAGCAAAAACAACGACAGCCGGAGATACTGTCAGCGTTACTTTTTCGACCACCGCTACGTCTTAATTAAGGGGTATGTATGGCCTTTCTAGTCAAAGACAGGGTTTTAGAGACATGTAGTGCGCCGGGCACAGGCTCAGTTACGCTCCTTGGTGCTGTCACGGGGTATCAAGCCTTTAGCGCGGCGTTTGGTTCTGTTAACGGCACAACTACATATTACTGTATTGCAGACCAAGGCGGTGCTAATTGGGAAGTGGGTCTTGGCACTTGGAACACAGGCAATACGTTAAGCCGTACCACAGTACTGTCTTCTAGCAATGCAGGGTCTTTAACTAATTTTGCGTCTGGTACACAAAACGTATTTTTAACATACCCGTCTGAAAAAGCTGTCTATATAGACCCAACAACAAGTAACGTATCGCTTGCAACGCTTTCTACTACGGGCGATATTACGATGTCTGGAACTGGAGAAATCCAAGTAGCTGCGGGTACGACGGCACAAAGATCAGGCTCTCCTGCAACGGGCATGTTCAGGTATAACACAACTCTTGCTCAGTTTGAGGGATACAACGGGACGATCTGGGGCGGTATTGGCGGAGCACAAGCAGGTGGTGCAATTCAAGTCAATAACACTACAGCATCAGTTAGCTATACCATCGCAACAGGCACAAACGGTTTTTCAGTCGGCCCAATCACAACAGCATCTGGAGTTAGCGTCACGGTCGCGAGCGGTCAACGCTGGGTAGTAGTGTAATATAAAGGATTAATATGAGTTCAATTGCATCAGGAACAACTACCACTACCGCTTTGGTATATACGGCAGATACAACAGGCAATTTGGTATTGCAGACTAACGGCACGACTACTGCGGTAACAATAGGTACAAATCAAGTTGCTACTTTTGCAAGTGGAATAGCTTTAAATGGTGCGACTGCGGCAGGAGGGGGATCTTCAATAACTTTACCTTCTGGATACGCTTATTCTTGGGCAGGTGGCAATGATTATTTGACTGTTAATACATCAAGCCATTTAATGTCATTTGTTACAAATGGCACTACCCAATTAAATTTAGACACCTCTGGTAACTTAGGATTAGGAGTTACTCCTACTGCGGTTGCTAGTTATCGTGTATTAGATATGAGTGGCGTTTCTGGCGGATATCTATCTTTACAAGTCAGTGGCACAGAAACTGCAAACGTATACGGAAATACAGGCGGGTTATCTTTAACTGCGGTTGGATCAAAAAATATTGCTTTTTGGAATAATGGTGTAAACACCATGACACTAGATAATAGTGGTAATTTGTTGGTTAACACTCCAAGTCAGTTAAATAGCGGAAAAGTCTGCATTGTTTTCAATGGTTCAGGCACTAATGGCTTAACCATGCAGACAACTTATGGTTCTACTGGTAGTGTTTATTTAGGTTTTTATAACTCAGCAAACACTTTGGCTGGTTATATTTCTCAAAACGGAACTACAACAGTTAACTATGTCACATCGTCTGATGCACGTTTAAAGACAAACATTGTTGACGCTGATTCAGCAAAAGCAAAAATTGAGTCCATCAAGATTCGTAAGTTTGACTGGGTTTCTGGCGAACATCAAGATTTCGGTGTTATTGCACAAGAATTGTTTGAAGTTGCACCAGAAGCTGTAAGCGTTGCACAGACAGAAGAACAACTTTGGGGTGTTGATTACTCTAAATTGGTTCCATCGCTCATTAAATATGTGCAAGAACAACAAGCAATCATTCAAGAACTATCAGCAAAAGTAACAGCTCTAGAAGCAAAGGTAGGAGCATAACAAATGTCATCAAATCTTATTACCGCAGACAATGGTGTTAGTTCTGGCGTTACTGGAATTACGCAATCAGCAGGGAGCGATGGAACCTTACAGCTTCGCACAACTTCTTCGGGCGGCAGTGCAGTAACAGCACTTACGCTAAACAACTCCCAACAAGCAACCTTTGCTAATACGATTAACGTACCTAATACATTTGGGTTTAAGAACCGTATTATTAATGGTGCGATGGTTATTGATCAAAGAGATGCTGGGGCAAGCATTACTCCTACAACATCTAATACATATTGTGTTGATAGATGGTCAAACTATATTTCACAATCAAGTAAATATTCAATTCAACAAAATGCAGGCTCTGTAACACCGCCAGTAGGTTTTAGTAACTATTTGGGTGTAACTTCTTTATCTGCTTATTCTGTTGGAGCAAGTGATTATTTTCTTCTAATACAAAATATTGAAGGCTATAACATTGCAGATTTAGGGTGGGGGACGGCAAACGCTAAAACAGTTACTTTGTCATTTCAAGTTTATTCTAGTTTAACTGGCACATTTGGTGGCGCATTAAAAGGTGCGTCAGGAACAGTTTATTCATATCCATTTACCTATTCAATATCATCGGCAAATACTTGGACAACAATTTCTATTACCATACTTGGACCAACATCAGGAACTTGGACATCAAATAATACAACTGGTATTCAACTTTCATTGGGATTAGGTGCAGGTTCTTCATATGCAGGAGCCGCAGGTTCTTGGCAATCTGGAAGTTACTATTCAGCTACTGGCGCAGTCAGCGTAGTCGGCACAAACGGAGCAACCTTCTACATCACAGGCGTTCAACTAGAAGTAGGAACCCAAGCAACATCTTTTGATTATCGTCCTTATGGTACTGAGTTGG